TTCTTTTGTAACATAATCTGAGCCTAAAGAAACTTCAGGATTTGCATCTGTTGCTGTAGCGAAATCTGTTTCTCCGTCATTGGCATATTTGAATGTTAAAGTAGTTCCACTGCCTTTTGCAGTAACAAATACTCTATTTACTCTTTTTACTAAACCTGGATTTCCAAAGTCTATATCTTTTGTTTTTAAATCTATTGATTTTGTACCTACATCACCTGATAAAAGTTTTACAGTTTTACCATTTGTTGCACCATACTCTAAATAATATAATCCATCGTAGGAAGGTAGAAAATTTGATATGCCAGAACTTCCTATTGATTTAGTTATACTCCATCCTTTTGTAGGAAAGTCATATACAAATACATCTGTATCTGCAGCAGTATCTTGTACTACATTTAATTGTTTATATTTATTATTATATCCAATAGCTGGATTTTTAGAAAGTTGATTTGTTCTCCATGTAGCATCATCCAACACTAATGTTAATTCTTTTGGTGCTGATGAACCATCAAATATATATACTCCATCATCATTCACCCAGCATACTCCAAATGGTGTCTTACATACTGATTCTTGCTGTCTACAGCCCATACCATCATATTCTGCCTCTAAATACCATCCAGCATCTGACGTAGATGATACATTGATTATATAAAGCTTTCTCTGTTTAAACGCTAGCAATCTATTTCCCAAGCTATGTAACGCAGTAAATGAATCACCATCGCTAATACCGATGTCTAAGAAGTAACTATCAGGGAATGTAGAAAACCTATTTACTGGACTATAATATATTCTATCATCATGTACTAAATTATTTTTTCTTACATTTGCAACCCATGCTCTTCTAGAACATACAGTTGCTGCTTTAAATCCACCGTCACTACCAAATGTAATATTTTCTTCGTCTTGAGAATACCCAGTAATACTTTCGTATGTATCTAAAGATGGATTAACAATATCTAATGATGCAACTTGTTTATATGTAGATGTATTGTCAGTAAAGTCTTCAAAGTCTTCAAATAAATTTTTTCTTACACCTTTTCTATAGTCTACATCTAAAAACAATATCCATCTACCATTTCCACCTTTTTTTCTAGTAAATACTCTAACACCTTTTTCATTCTTTCTAGTATTCCATGAAGCATATTTTATTCTAAAACCAACTCCACTAAAGTATGCACCTGCTGTAATGTCAAAAGTATTAGATTGAACTGCTTGTGGTAATGTTTCATTATCTTGTAAGTCTACAATAGTATGACAAAATTCGTATGTACCAGCTTCCCATCCACCGCTTGTTACTGCTATGCTACTAGAAGAAACTACTTGAACCTCAGATACTCCAGCGTGCTCTAAAACTCCTGTACCAAATACATCTCTATCTACAACAAGCTGTACAATGTCATTTGTACCACTTCCATCTACATAGTTTATTCCTCTAATTCTCATAGCTTCTTGATTAATATATATAATCATGGAGTCGGCAAATTGACCTGTTGTATATACTGAATTAAAATTTAAATCTGTTGAAGAAAGATTGTCGTTTACACTTTGCAGTGTTAAATATATTGTTTTGTCAGAAATTCCAATATCATTTGTAGGGTCTGGATTTGCATCGTCAGGGTCTGTTGTAGTTACAAGCTTATTGCTCGCACCATCTTTAACTATGGTTGTAAATGACTGAGAATCTAAAGAAGGGTTAGTTGATAGTATAACCTCAAAGTCTCCAGCGTCTGTAATAGCAGCAAAAGATGCAGTCTCTGCTAATCTAGCAAATATAGTGTCTGTCTCAATTTGCATATTCCCATCATGCCATCCTAATACAGAAACACCAAATCTGTTTGTTTCAATGTAGTTTAATTTTTTTGGCTGAGAATCGTTTGCTCCGTCTACTACTCTCTTATCTGATACATACAATACTCCATCTACAAAGTAATATACTGGCTCTACAGCACCTGTAACACCTAGGTCTATCTCTGCATTTTCTCCTTCAAATGTAAAATTTCCAACACTGTCAAAGTCTCTTCTGAAAAATTGTATATTTGTGTTACCTGCATCATCTATAGGATATGCAATAACTTGAGTAGGCGTAGTAGCTGTTCCGTCTGTATCTATATTATATTGAGAATTAAATATAAAAGCTCCATTACCTTGCTTAATATGCGTCATTGTCGCTGGAGCACTATCGTGCTTAGCAGTAGAATCGCTACTAGACTGAATTAATCCAGGATTAGACAAGAATACATTGTTTGCTAATTGGACCTGATTGGGTGCAATATCCCTAGGAGAGGACTTGGTATTAAGTCCTCCACTAAAATCATTTAATTGTAATGACCTTCTAGGCATCTATTAACACCCACATCCACATTCGCAGTTCATATTCTCTCCTTATTTATTTAAGGGCTTTTTTAACTTCAGCCCAGATTTCATCATCTAATTTATTATCTGATTTCTTGATGAAATAATCACCAAGTTTTATTAACACAGCTTTTAAAACTTTTTCACTTAATAAGCCTGTTAATAATTTACTGATTACTATGTTCATGTTATCTCCTATTCTTTAACATTTCCATCTTCTTCGTGCTTGTCTTATTCTAGAATTAGGATTATTCCTAGTTTTAGCAGAACTTCTTTTTAGTTGTCCTAAAGACCTTGCACAATAAGACTTTCTTCTCTTAGCTGCCTTGCTACCTTTCTTTACTTTACCAGTAACAGCAGTTTTTAATTTACTACCAGGGTTAGCTTTTCTGTAAGCAGCTACACCCTTCTTTGTCATTCCAGCACCTTTCTTTGTAGGTCTGTAATTAGCGTTCTTGCCTTTAGTAGTCTTTCTTATAGCTTTGGTTTTTTTTCTTGGCATTATCTAACTTCTTTTTTTATATCCTCAATAATAGTTTTTTCATCAAAGCTCATACTAATACCAGGTTCAAATCTTTTTACTTCCTTACCTTCTTTTAACACAATAATAGTTGGTACAACAGTAATATTCCATTCTTTTGCTATAACAGCACCAATGGTTTTGTTTTCAATATCTATTTCTGTAATAAAGCACAACTTGTCAAGCTGTTCTATTTTTACTCTATTTTGATAGTTCCAAGACGCATTAACCTGTACTACTGCACAGTTGTGTATATTTAATGCTTGTACTTGCTGGAAACTATCCAAAGATACTGATTGCGAGTATAGCGACGAGGTACAAAGTCCAAGTCCCAATAACCACATACTTATCAAGTTTTTCATAATTCATCCTAGTTTTTATTCATGTTAAGTAGAGTTTCATTAATACTACGTGTATCTTCTTTAATGTCGTCTACCTTATCTTCAAGTTTTTCTACTTTCTCTTCAGTATTCATAATACTATTACGTATCATTTGGTCTTTTAAATCATACTCTGTTCTACTAACTGGTGGCTCAGGAAGCTCTTTAGCTTCTTGAATATCAGCTTGTAGGTTAAACCATAATCCAACTACCATAAATATAGTAACAGATATACTTATTAAAGTTTCTAAACTAAATGTAAATTTACTGTCTTTTCCTACTTCCATAATCTCCTCATCTCATATTAGCTGGAACAATACCCCTTGTTCCACCTGTTTTTTCGTTCTTTTTCATACCAAATTTTCTTAGCCCTTCTTTATAATTAACCAGACATTGTTGTGCTGATGCCATTCTAATCTGTGCTATAGCTGGATTATTTTCTCTAGCTGCTGCATCCATAAGAGCTTTTCCTTTAACATAGTCAATCAACAAAGGCTGTAATGTATTGTCTATATCTAGTGTACCTGTAATAGATGTTAGTTTATCTGGTTCTGCATAATAAGATATTACCATGCCATCTGTTATAGTATTTCCACTACCAAGCTGTACTGGTTTTAGCTTAGTCTCAGCAGTTTCTGATGTACCACCATCACCTATTTCAGTAGCTATTGCTATTCTATCTCCTTCAATCCACCATACGAATGATGTTGATGGGTCTTTATATGTACTACTTACTGCTGCCATTTTATACCTCTGTCCATGTTGTATTAGCTGATGCTTCGCTATAAAACTGCTTTATTTCTTGATTTGTTAATCTAGGAACTTGTATATATTCACCAGCATCATTTTTAATTGCACATCTAAATACTTTGTTTACAGTAATTGCTCTATCATCATCTAGATTATACCATAGCTGATTATCTGCTAAGTCAGCTTTAGCATATTCTACTTTTTGCAAAAACTGACCCATATCAATCAATGCTTCATTAATTAAATTTAATATATAGTTTTCTGATGCATCAGGTACTGCCTGTAGCACTCTGCTATATATTTCTTTACCTGTAAATTCTATTGCTGCCATTATCTACCTTCATTCATTTGTTCTATTTTTAATTTATCTATACCTATTAATTGTAATGCTTCTTGAAATTGAGCATTGACCATTTGATATTGTCTTGTATACCAATCATACTCTCTGCTATCAACTGCAAGTCTAAGATTAACTTCAGTTCCATATCCTTGAACAATATTAATTTTAGATTGTATTTCAGTTGCATACCCTTGAGCAGCTGCTATGTAAGAACCAGCAACTGTTCCTTGAGCACTTACTTGACCGAGTCTTGAAGCAACTTCTGCTCCGTAGGTATTTACTTCATTAGCCCTAGCTTGTGCTTCTGCTAAGAATGAATTACCAGCGTTAATTCTTGCTTGTGCTTCTTGGTAATAACTTTGCTGTATTGCAATAGCAGATTGATACTCAGCTATTTGCTGTTGTAGGTTTAATGAATATTCTTGTATCTCTTTATTCATATTTTGTTGATACAGTGAAATATCTTGGTTGAATT